TCGTTTAGTACCTGTAATATCTAATTGAATTATAAGATTTACCCAGATGTACCCTTCTCAGGCTTATAGATATCTATCTTATTAGCGCTTAACAAATTATAATTTATGGCACTAATCCCCCATATTTACTTAATCTTGTCCGCTTTTAGGCTACTATCATCCCTGTTTTTGTTATTATTAGTAAATCAATGCCCTTATCATTTAAAAAGTGATTCGACATATTGTTTCCTTTAATACTTTTTTAAACCCCAATTATATGTAATTTGTCTCTACTGATCACTGTCGATCAGCTATATTTTCACTCCTTATATTTGGAGCTTTCTACTATAATGTGCCACAGACACCTCTTATAGCTATATATTTTAAAACAATAAAACAAAAAATAAAAAATAAATAAAATACAAAAATCTTGTTTATATATCTTATACAAATAAGTATAATAAAACTATAATTAATCTCTATATCTGTAATTTGTTGTAACTAACTTAAAACCTAAGGTTTTACCTGAATACCTCTCCGAATACAGTTGTATCAGACGTATGGTTAATTAGTACGTATGAAGTCATGATTCATATGTTACCTCAATTTACATTTATATATTAATTATATATCACACTTGGTAAAAGTCCAAAGTGTCGTCTTCTTGGACGTAAACTAAGATATCCTTGCACGGGAGAAATAATATTGCATTTAAAACTACGATTACAATGAATACAATTAACGATTTTAAAAATGAAGTGGAAGCCCCACAAAAATACGATATTCAATTTGAAGTTTCTAAAACTGAGCTTATGCTTGCTCAACGCACTGGTCTACCCAGTATTATTAAAAAAGCCAATAAAAAATTTATCCGTGATAATATTCATGGAACACCCCCAAGAGTAATTGCAGCACTTGAAGTAAAATTTCCAAATCTCAAATCTGAGAAACATTACTCACGCTCTAACTCATATGATGAAATTATAAATTTCGATGATGAAGCTTTATTTCTAGTTCAATGTTTGGAAATTGAAGAATTAGATACTTTCAATCTGGAATTATTATTTGGAAATTCATTACCTCCTGTTCGTCAACAGTATCTAGACACATTATTTTTCAATACAAATGATATTGATATTATTGAAGCTAAATATTTAGCTCATCTAAATAATGATTATAATCAATTTGAAGTTCAATCTAAGACTATTGAATTTCTACATTATATTAAAGTTCTTAATAATAAATTAGAAGGTTATCTTGATGAAAAGTTTCTTTGTAAATTAATCGAAGA